GGCCCCGTCGCTCAAGCTAGCAGACAACCCGTCCGCTAGTAAGAGTTAGGTCTCCTACACCAAGCAGCACTATCCAGTGCCGTACCCTGGAAGGTACGAAGGGTTCCGGATTTCCCATGATTGAGAACCATGGTTAATCCAGTCACCGGACCCTTTTCCTCATCTGAGACCCGAAGTTTCAATGGGGCCGGCTCATATGCGCAACAACGTATCTGGTACCGACAGAAGAGGCCTTACAACCTCCCCTTAGGTTTTAGATACACGAAGCGACTATGTACCGCGACTTGGAGCACAGTTCCTGGTCATACGAGTGGCCCGGGTAATGGTGCGGCGTCCAGCGGTAACCCGCTGATCGACCCCCTGTTCCGGACACACGAAGACTTGGAAATTGCTGTCGTTCGCAACGCCTGCCTCCAAAAGTTCAACGGGGGCATCGCAGACCGAACTGAGTGGCTTGTCAGCTTAGTGGAGCGAAAACAAGCAATCAATATGATTGCTAGTCGCGCTACACAGCTGCTCCAGTTTGCCCGTGCGGTTAAACGCATGGATTTTCTGGGTGCAGGACGTGCGCTACACGTTGTTGGTCCAAAGGGAATACCCCCGGCCAACTGGCGTGCACAGGTCAAAACGCCTGCGAATCTTTGGCTCGAATTCCACTTTGGGTGGGAACCTCTTGTCAAAGATATCGGTACGTCGGCTGATTTGCTTCAGCAGCCTTTCGATGTTAGAACCATCAAGGCGAAGAAGAAGGAGCGATACGAAGTCAGGGCGAGGAGCCCTAACGTCGACTACTACACCACGACCTACATTGATCGGGTTTACCAGTACAAGATACAGGCGGATGTTGGGGTCACAAACCCTAACTTATTCCTGTTGAATCGTGCTGGATTTACCAACCCGGCGACTGTAGCGTGGGAATTAGTCCCGTTCTCTTTCGTTGTCGACTGGTTCGTCCCAGTATCGGCTTTTCTGGGTCAATTCACTGAATACCTAGGACTGACGATCTCGAATCCGAGTGCGTTATTGTTCAGCAATGAGCATACTAAATACGTCACTTGGCTTAACACTGGCTATCAAATGGGCCAGGTTAAGACGGCGATCACTTGTGATCGTCGGCTCGCTCTCCCGGGGGTAACCCTGGTACCGCGTTTTCCAGAACGCCTCTCGGCCACTAGGGCCGCAACCGCGATTTCATTGTTGTTGCAGACACTGAAGTCTTTCTAACCATCAGTCAGAAAGGGGCATCATGCCCGCTATCGCCAACATCGTCGTCAAGAAGAATGACGGCACCACGGACATCACCTACACGGCAGTTGTCCCCTCGAGCGGTGACGGTTCGAACGCGATCTGGAAATCCCAGTCGGTCGGCACGTCGCCTGCGCATCAGCCGGAGTTTCGTCTCTCGTCCCGGGAAGCGTCTAACGGTGCGAAGAGGGCCCTTCGGGCCACCTTCATCTACCCGCAGATCGCTACCGACACGACGACGAGCGTGACCTCGGTGATCGACCGCGTCGTCATCAGCGCCGACTGGACCATGCCCAAGGGCATGAGTCAGACGGATCTGAATGAGGCGGCCTCGCAACTCGGCAATCTCCTTGCCGCCACCCTCGTGAAGGATTCGGTGAAAACCGGATACGCGCCCACCTAATCGGTGGGTCGGGAGTCGTAAACTCGATTCTCAGCTCACCTTCACACAGGAAGGAACAAGGACATGTTGTCACAAGAAGTGCAACGTGTGGCGCTCTCCTATATGGAAGCGCTAGACTGCCCGAGAAGCCTGACGGTCACAATCCTGATACGCAACTCGGAGTGGGAACAATTAGCCAAGTTGGAAGTTGTACCCGCGCACCATATCAGTTCAGAGTCCTACCTCCTTGCCGCGCAAGCGACGTGCTTCCTCAAGAAGCATGAAGACTTGACGGCAGGGGGGCTGGACCCTGAGGCTGCTGCTATCGCAAATTGGAAGCATGCAGAAACTGAGTGTTACTTCTCGAATCGCCGCATTTACCCTTACATAAACGGATTCTCCGTCAATGCTGGGATCGAACTTTTCCTTCGGAAGGTTCGATTAAAGATAAATGCCATTCTACGGAAGTGCCCCGAAGATGAATTAGTCATTCGCTTTGGACCTGGTGCGACAGTGTCTGACCCGTCTCGAAAGACGACGATCCCAGACAAAATGACCTCTCAACCGACTAGCACTACTCTCGGACTCGGCGTCCTAAGCAATTTCGCAAGAAACGCTTGGGGTCGCGCCGTGCTTCGTAGAGGTGGTGAAATCACGGTAGTACGTGGAAATTCTTTTTTCACGGTCCCCAAAGACGCAACTAAGCACAGATCATGTGCGAAGGAGCCGTCTTTAAACGTTGCCTATCAACTCGCCTTAGGGCGGGCCATTAGGAAGCGTCTTGGCAGGGTTGGACTTGACCTTGACAAGGGACAGGATCTGCACAAGCGGGTTGCTTGTACTTCGTCAATCGACGACAGGTTCGCGACTATCGATCTTTCATCCGCGAGTGACTGCATCTCGGAGGGCTTAGTGCGGGCCCTCCTCCCAGAAGACTGGTTTACAGCTCTTTATCGAACCAGGTCCCCATTCACCCTATTCCCTGACGGGAAAGGTGGTAAGGCCTGGGTAAGACTAGAGAAGTTCAGTTCTATGGGGAACGGATTCACATTCGAACTGGAAACGCTGATATTTGCCTCGATATGCGCGACCGTGGTTGAAGAGTGTCTCGGAAGAGACGCTATCTTCGGCCATGATGTCTACGTGTACGGGGACGATATCATTGTTCCGACTGAGTGTGGTCCGGCAGTCCTGAGTGCTCTCAAGTGGTGTGGTTTTACCCCTAACCAGGGGAAGACCTACCTTACTGGGAGCTTCAGGGAGTCGTGCGGGGGGGACTTTTTCCTTGGAGCGGATGTTCGTCCATTCTACTGGAAAAAGGATCTCCATGAACCGCATGATCGCATCTCTCTTGCGAACGGCTTACGCCGCACTCTCAAAAAGGTCACAGACCCCATTCGCTATAAGGCTCTGCTTAGGCATTGGTTCAGTGTGCTTGACAGCATACCTAGCCATATCCGCCGCTGCAGAGGTCCTGAGGCTTTGGGTGACGTTGTACTCCATGATGAGGATCGCAATTGGGACACTCGCACAAGGGACTCTATAAGATATGTTCGCGTCTGGAAGCCGGCTCGATACCGTAAGGTATTCTTGTCCCGGTTCCATCCTGACGTGACTTACGCTTCCTTCCTTTATGGGGTCTTCCTACAGGGAGATTCGAGGAACGACGAACTTCGGTTCTTAGTGCCTCGAGAGGGTGTCATAGGCTATGCCTGTGGCTGGGTTCCTTTCTCTTAAG